GTGCCACAAATATACTATTCTAAGAGAGAGAGAGAAAAAAACTATGGAAGATCTAGAAAGACAAGCAATTGAAATTATCAAATCAGGAGAACCGCTTCCTGTTGATATATATATAAATCTTAATAATTCAGGAATTGATCCTGAGTTTTTAATTAAACATTTTAGCGAAAAGGAGGAAGAGGAGGAAGAAGAAGATCAATTAATACTTATTAATAAATATCAAACCTTATTAGGAGAATTCGATGGCAGATAATTTAAAGTTAGTCAGTCCAAAAGCTGTATGCAAATGGGTCAATGTAAAGACTCCACATCCTGAGTATGATGTGTTCCAAATAAATCTACTTCTTCCAGCTAAATCAGATGAAGCAAAAAAGTGGATGTCAGACATAGACGGCTGGATAGCAGACGAAAAAAAGTCTTCAGGAGCAAAGCAGATTTCTGAGTATCCACCTTACAAGGAAGATGGAGAGAATATTCTGTTTAAGTTCAAGCAGAAGGCAATGTTCAAAGGACGTGGAGGAGAAGAACGTCCAGTTTCGATTATGGTTGTTGATGCAAACATGAAACCGTGTAATACGGATATTGGATGGGGATCAACAGTGAAGGTTAGTTACTCTCCAATTCCTTACACGGTCAATGGAAAGTCAGGAGTTACTCTGTATTTCAATGCCGTTCAAATCATCGAACTTGTTGAGTATGAGTCTCAAACTGGTTTTGCAGTTGAGGATGGTTACAAAGCAGAAGAGACTCCAGAAAATCCTTTTGTGGGAACAACTTCTAACGTGGAGATGGCTGAAAGTGCCGATTTCTAACAAGTTTAGAAGTGATCTAGAGGGTCAGGTAGCAGATCAACTTGAAAAGCAACATGTGGAGTTTAAGTTTGAACCACATTGGATTCGCTATTCAATTGAAAAGAAATATAAACCTGACCTTCTTCTGCCAAACGGAATCCTGATCGAAGTCAAGGGATGGTTCAAGTTTGATGATCAGAGAAAACACAAACTGATTAAAGAACAGCATCCTGAACTTGATATTCGTTTTGTATTTCAGAAGATGAACAATAAAGTTCAAGGAGGAAGGTTCACAAACAAAAGTTGGTGCGAAAAGTATGATTTTCAATATGCAGAATCATTCGTACCAAATTCTTGGATTCACGAATAAAGGAGAATAATGGGAGAATCACAATGTGTCTCTCACTCTTCTTGTCCACGTTGTAACAGCATCGACAATTTAGCCGTTTATGATGACGGTCACAGTTGGTGCTTTACTCCAGGATGCGGATATAGAGAAGGTGGAGAACACGATGAGGACAAAATATTTGAGGAGAAAAATTCAATGGATTTTATCAAAGGGGAAATTGAGCCACTGAAGCGGAGGGGATTAACAAAAGCTACAGTAGACAAGTGGAGCTATCAGGTAGGTGAGTTCAAAGGCAAGAAAGTTCAGATAGCAAACTATAAAAAAGATGGTCACACAATAGCTCAGAAACTCAGGTTTCCGAATAAAGATTTCTTGTTCATCGGAGACACTAAGAATTGTGGACTTTATGGAAAGCACATCTGGGAAAAAGGTAAGATGATCACCATTTGTGAAGGTGAAATTGATGCTCTATCCGTGTCTCAGGCACAAGGAAACAAGTGGCCTGTGGTTAGCATCCCAACTGGTGCAGCAGGAGCTAAGAAGGCACTTCAGAACGACTTAGAATACTTAGAGAACTTTGAGTCAGTCGTACTGATGTTCGATCAAGATGAAGCAGGACAAAAAGCTGTAGATGACTGCGTTCAGTTGTTCTCTCCAGGAAAATGTAAAATTGCCACCCTTCCACTTAAAGATCCGAATGAGATGATCCAAGCAGGAAGAGGTGCGGAGATTATTAATCAGATCTGGAACGCAAAAAGCTATCGTCCTGACGGAATCATAGATGCCAAAGACACTTGGGATCTAATCAGTAAAACTCAGAAAGTTGAGAGTATGCCTTATCCGTTTAATGGATTAAATACGATGACTCAAGGCATCAGGAAAGGTGAGATCGTAACTATTACTGCAGGATCAGGAGTTGGTAAGTCTCAGATCTGTAGAGAGATCGCATATTCACTGATGTTGCAGGACCAGAAAGTTGGTTATCTTGCTCTGGAAGAGAACACAAAACGTACTGCTCTTGGATTTATTGGTCTTTACTTGAACAAGCCGATTCATCTTCAGAATACAGACTACACTCCCGAAGAACTCAAGGATGGTTTTGACAATGTGTTAGGCACAGGAAATTTGTACCTTTATGACCATTGGGGATCAATGGAGATCAATCACTTGTTTAATAAAGTTAGGTACTTAGTAAAAGGAGTGGGATGTAGTCATATAATTCTGGATCACATTACTATTATTCTTTCAGGAATGGAAGGTGGTGATGAGAGAAGAATGTTAGATTTTGTAATGACAAAGCTACGGTCTTTAGTTGAGGAGCTTCAATGCTCTCTGATTCTAGTGAGTCACTTACGAAGACCGTCCGGAGACAAAGGACATGAAGAAGGAGTTCGGACATCTCTCAATCAACTCAGAGGTTCACACGGAATAGCACAACTCTCAGATATAGTAATAGGGTGCGAAAGGAACCAACAAGATGCAGAGAATCCAGACCTTACAACTGTCAGAGTCTTAAAGAACAGATGGACAGGAGAGACAGGAGTAGCTGATTCTTTACATTATTCTAAAGAAACTGGACGTATGCAAGAGACTCTTACTTCTGAAAAAGCTTCTGCATATGGCTTTGAAAAAGAAGGAGATGCAAAGGAGGACTTTTGAGAGAAGCAATATTAGATTTAGAAACTGATGGGCTACTCGACACAGTTACGAAAGTTCATTGTTTAGTTTATAAAGCTGATGGTTTGATAACTGTAGCTACTACGGAGGAGCAGATTTTAAAAGCTCTTGATGTACTCCAGACCTGTCAAATCATCGGTCACAATGTTCTAGGTTTTGATCTTGAAGTTCTCAAGAGACTCTACGGTTTTAAAGTTCCAGTTGAGCAAGTCACAGACACATTACTTCTTAGTAGATTGATTCATGCAGATCTACGAACAGAAGACTCGAAAGTTCAGCGACTTAAACCTAAATACTTTGGATCTCATTCTCTAAAAGCTTGGGGATTTAGACTTGAGAATCATAAGGGTGAATACGGAGCAACTGATAATGCTTTTGAAGAACTCTCTCAAGAGATGATTGACTATTGTGTCCAGGATGTTGAGTTGACCGATATTTTATGGAAAAACTTTAGTTGGCGTTTGCCAGATACGAATTCGGTTTGGCTTGAACATCAAATTGCAAACATTTGTAACAGACAGGAACACTATGGAATTCAATTCGATGAAGCAAAAGCTGTTGAACTGTATACAAGTTTGGCAAGCAAGCGTGATGTTCTGGAAGGGGATCTCAAAGAAATCTTTGGAGCATGGATTATCAACGAAGGAACAAGACGTAATGAACTCTATTCTAAAGTTAAAATTATTGAGTTCAATCCTAATTCACGTCAGCACATCGCAAAGAGACTCAAAGAACTTAGAGGTTGGAAACCAAAAGAGTTCACTCCAACAGGTGAAGCTAAAGTTGATGAGACAATTCTTAGCAAATTAAAGTTTCCAGAAGCTCAGAAAATGACTGAGTACTTGATGTTAAATAAACGAATCTCACAGCTTGCAGAAGGCGAGCAAGCTTGGTTGAAACTTGTAAAGAAAGGGAGACTACATGGGAGAATCAACACTATGGGAGCATCGACTTCACGCTGCTCTCACGCATCACCAAACCTCGCTCAAGTTCCGAATACAAATGCACCCTATGGGAAAAATTGTCGCTCTTTATTTACTGCGGATAGAGGACAGAAGTTATTGGGAGTTGATGTCTCTGGCCTTGAGTTGCGTTGTCTATCACATTATCTTGCTCTATATGACAGTGGTGAATACGGTAAGAAACTTTTGGAAGAGGACATTCATACGGTCAATCAAGAAGCCGCTGGATTGGCTACCAGAGATCAAGCCAAGACGTTCATTTATGGGTTTCTTTATGGTGCAGGAGATCAAAAGATTGGCGAAATCGTTGGTAAAGGTAGCACAGAAGGCAAAAAGCTAAAGAAGAAATTCCTTTCACAACTTCCAGCCCTCAAACAACTCAGAAAAGATGTACAAAAGAAAGCAGAACAAGGATTTATAAAAGGTTTGGATGGTAGATGTGTACCAGTACGTTCTAAACACGCAGCTTTGAATACATTACTTCAGTCTGCAGGAGCAATAATATGTAAGAGGTGGGTAGTTGAGACTCACCAATTATTAGAAGAAAATGGTTTTAAATGCGGACAAGACTTTTCACAAGTAGCTTTTGTTCACGATGAAATACAACTTACAGTTAAAGGAGAACATGCAGAAAGGATCGGAGAAATATGTGTCCAAGCAATTGTCCTTACAGGGGATAGATATGGATTACGACTACCCCTCACAGGAGAATATAAAGTCGGAAGTAGCTGGTCTGAAACCCACTAATGGTGCTTATAACCATGCTGTTGGGTTAGCTGGAGAATCTTTAGTACGTTATTTGTTGCATAGGTGGAATTATAACATATATGCACCAGATAATCCTAGCACAGCAATTGATTTTGCAATTAAAGCTGGAGATGAGTGGGCTACTATTCAAGTTAAGTCTACGGACACGCAAACTGGAGTACATTTGAAACGTGAATCAAGAGGTACAGGAGAAAACTCTAGAGGATTTTACTACTATTCTGCCGGAGACTTTGATTATTTATTTGCAGTTAAGTTTCCTAAAGTTTATGTGATCCCATACATGTCAATTAAAGCTAGATCTTATGTAGGATTTAGGGATTACGAAGATTATTCTTACGACTTAAATGATTCTGTAACTTATACAGAACCACCACACTTACTAGGGGAACGGAATGGATAGAGTAGCAGTAATAGATGCAGACATCATTCTGTATAAGGCATGTCGAGTAGCAGAGACAGAAGTTAATTTTGGAAATGATCAGTGGGTTCTCTGGAGTAATCTGAATCTAGTTAAAACAATTATTGATGACCAAGTAGATTTAATTGTAGATCAGATGGAAGCAGATAGAAGTCTTCTTTGTTTTTCTGACGTAAACAATTTCCGTAAGGACGTTAATCCTGAGTACAAAGCAAATAGAAAAGGAGGAAGGAAACCTCTTGCATTTAAGCCAGCCCTTCAGTTCTGTAAAGATACATATCCGTATCGAGTCTTCACAAACTTAGAAGCCGATGACACTATCGGAATCATCGGAACAACTGAAAATGAAAATGATTATGTCATTGTCAGTGAAGATAAAGATTTGTTGACGATTCCAGGATTACATTGGGATTTTAATCTAAAGAAAATATTTAGTTTAGATGAAGAAGAAGCAGATTTTAATTTTTATAAGCAAGCACTTATGGGAGACACCGTAGACAACTATAAAGGATGTCCGAAAGTTGGCAAGGTCAGCGCAGAAAAGATCCTGCGAGATGCACAGACCAAAGGAGAAGATCTCTGGGACACAGTAGTTAATAAGTATATGAAAGCTGGTCTAACAGAAGAGGATGCGATTATGAACGCAAGGATGGCAAGGATATTACGGAGAGATGAATATGATCTCGTAACTCATAAAGTTAAACTTTGGAAACAGGAGAACAATGACTAATTATACAGTAGATGCGGATGAAAGAGATGATCAGAAAAACATCAAAGAACTTTTACGCCACCCTTTATCTTGGAATCATCGACCACATCCTGACACAAGCAAAGGTGTCAGACAGTGGGATGTACAGACACAGACCTATGTAAATATTAAAGAAGAGGACGAAGAAGCACACGTTCCTTCTGACTCTACACTTAAACTGTTTAATAAATATCAAGAGTCTCAGAAACAACGTGAACAAAGAACAACATACGAGGATGAAGAAGTAACAAATCCTAAACATTATGACAAAGTAGGATTTGCTATCCAGCCTATTGAATACATTACCAAAAATGAATTAGATTTTTTGGAAGGAAATGTAATCAAATATGTTTCTAGGTATCAGCACAAAGGAGGAATAAATGATCTCCTAAAAGCTAAGACTTATATTGAATTTTTAATCACAAGAGAAAGGGGAAAAAATGAGTAAACTACCAACTCAGTATCAAGAATATATTCACCTTAGTCGTTACTCACGATGGTTGCCAGAAGATCAACGTAGAGAGACATGGCAGGAAACTGTTAGTAGATACTTTAAGTTCTTTGAAGAACACCTTAAAGAAAAGTGTAATTATGTAGTTCCAAAGAAACTAATTGAGGAGCTAGAAGAAGCAGTACTAACTTTAGAAGTTATGCCTTCTATGCGGTGTTTAATGACCGCAGGAGAAGCTCTTAAAAAAGAGAACATCGCAGGATATAATTGTGCGTACACTGCTATAGATTCTACAAGAGCATTTGATGAAATCCTGTACATTTTAATGAACGGAACAGGAGTTGGTTTTAGTGTAGAATCTAGACACGTTGAACAGCTTCCAGTAATACCAGCCAATCTGTATCCTACTGAGACAATAATTCAAGTAAGAGATTCTAAGTTAGGATGGGCAAAAGCATTTAAAGAATTGACTTCTTTACTTTGGTCTGGTTTGATTCCTTCTTGGGATCTTTCAGCAGTTCGTCCAGCCGGAGCTGTTCTTAAAACCTTTGGAGGACGTGCAAGTGGTCCTGAACCTTTGGAAGCTTTATTTAAATTTACAATAGAAAAATTTAAGAAAGCTACAAACCGTAAACTTAGACCACTAGAGTGTCATGATATTGTCTGTAAAATTGCGGAGTGTATCGTAGTTGGTGGAGTAAGAAGAAGTGCTTTAATAAGTCTTTCAGATCTTGGAGATGATGAAGTACGAACTTGTAAATCTGGAGAGTTTGGATATGAGAATGCTCAACGATACTTAGCTAATAACTCAGCAAATTACCATACCAAACCAGACATAGGAACATTCTTAAAAGAATGGAGAAGTCTCTACATGTCTAAGAGTGGTGAACGAGGCATCTTTTCTTCTGCAAACGCTAAGAAACATACAGCAAGATTAGGAGAACGTAGGAAACTTAGAGATGACTTTGGAACTAATCCATGTTCTGAAATTATCTTACGCTCCAAAGAGTTCTGTAACCTTACTGAAGCAGTTGTACGAGCAGATGATAATTGGGATAATATACAAAGGAAAGTAAGATTAGCCACTATTCTAGGAACTTGGCAGAGTACCTTGACGGACTTCAGATACCTTTCAGCTAAATGGAAAACTAACTGTGAAGATGAAAGACTTCTTGGTGTTTCTCTTACTGGAATAATGGACAATGAACTAACTAACGGACATAGTTTAACAACTCCAGAAGATGCGGAAGAACTTTCTCAACATCTGGAAAAACTTAAAGCTTGTGCAGTTGAAGAAAATAAGTTTATGTCTATTAAATTAGGAGTTAATCCAAGTTCTGCTATTACAGCTATTAAGCCTAGTGGAACAGTAAGTCAGTTAGTAGATTCAGCTAGTGGTATTCATACCCGGCACAGTCCTTACTATATACGGACAGTACGAGGAGATAAGAAAGATCCAATTACTCAGTTGATGATTGATCAAGGAGTACCTATGGAAGATGATGTAGTAAAGCCAGAGACAGGAGCAGTCTTTTCTTTCCCTACTAAGTCTCCTCATCATGCATTGTGTAGGAATGATCTTGGTGCTATTGATCAGCTAGTACTTCATACAGTATATTCAGAAGCTTTCACCGAACACAAAGTCTCTCAGACTATCTCAGTACGAGAAGAAGAGTGGCTTGAAGTAGGAGCATTTGTATACAGAAACTTTGACTCTATTTCTGGAGTAAGTTTCCTTCCATATTCTGATCATGTCTATGCTCAAGCACCTTATCAGGAATGTTCAGAAAAAGAATACAAAGCTCTTAAAAAGAAAGTACCTGTTATTGATTGGAGCAAACTGTCTGAGTATGAGTCCGATGATTACACAGTAGCTTCACAGGAGTTGGCGTGTTCTGGGGGATCATGTGAAATACTCTAGTAAATTCAGTAAGTAATCTTTATGTAAATCTATTATTATAAACAAAGTAACCACTCTAGAAGAAGGAGCTTAAATGATTGGAATATATAATATTTCTGAAGACTTAATAACTTGGTTGGAAGATACCTTCCCAAACAAGCTACCTTCTGATAGAGTTATATCTATAGAAGAGATAAGATTTCTTCAGGGACAACAAAATATAATTGAAATAATTAAAGCTACTTATAACGAAAGTGTTGATGATGTGTATGCCTAAACAGAGAGGACCGGGAACCGTGGAACCAGAAGAAATG